GAGATCCAATTTGCTGTTAAAGATTCTATTGCTCAGGAGTTGGCGGAAATTGCAGTTGAATGTTCCAAGATCGCAGGGAAACAGTTTAAAATGCGAATTGAGATTGAATCAGAGTATAAAATTGGAAACAACTGGGCAGAATGTCACTAAAATTTGTAAAATTTGTGGGCAAGAAAAGTATCTATTAGATTTCTATAAGAATGGAACTTGGAGAAGACCTGAATGTAAAGAATGTTATAAAGAATTTGTTAGAAAGTATTGGAAATTAAGGAAAGAGTATCCTACTCCTGAGTTGGGTACTCCTTGTTATTGTTGTGGTAAAACTAGTGAGAAACTTCAATGGGATCACGACCATAATAAGATGACCTATAGAGGTTGGCTTTGTAGTAACTGCAATACAGGTATAGGGAAGTTGGGTGACAATATCGAAGGTGTCCAAAAAGCTGTGGACTATTTAGAAGATGCTAATACCCTAGAAAGTATAACTAAGGAGGATGATGACTTGGCTATTAATTGATGCGGATATGCTTCTGTTCAAGGCAGCTTCAGCTTGTGAGGTTGAAGTAGAATGGATGGAGGATGTCATTACAACCCACTGTCCCGTAAGGGAAGTGTTAATGTTGTTCAATGACTTACTAGGTGTTAAGAAAAGTCAAACAAAAGCTAGATGGACCACCCTTTGTTGGAGTAGTCCTGATAACTTTCGTAAGAAGATAGACCCTTCTTATAAAGGGAATAGAAGAGCCACCAGACACAGAATTAAACCAGTTGGTTATAAGGAGTGTCGTAGGAGGCTTGAAAAAGAACACCTATCTGAATGTTGGTGGAGGTTAGAAGCAGACGATGTGCTAGGAATCCTAAGCACCCGTAATGCTGATCAAACACCTATCATCTGGTCTGGTGATAAAGATCTTAAACAGATTCCAGGCTTCCATCTCAAAGAAGATGGTGACATTGATTTAATTACAGATGCTCAAGCTGATGCCTTTTTCTACCGTCAATGCCTCATTGGGGACACTGCTGACAATTACCCTGGCTGCCCTGGCGTGGGAGAAAAAACGGCACAAAAACTCATACCGATGGAAGATTTCTCACCTTCCACCGCATGGGGAACTGTAGTTAAACAATACGAAAAGAAAGGTCTTAGTGAACAGTATGCCTTAACACAGGCTCGATTAGCACGTATCCTTAGGGACACTGATTACTACTTTGATGAACCTCAACTATGGACCCCACTAACCCGAACTACTATGGCTACGGGGACGAAGCCGTAATTGAATGTATTGAGTATATTGAGAGTCACGCTTTTGATTTTCTTGAAGGTAACGTAATCAAATACGTGACCAGATATGAACAGAAGAATGGTTTAGAAGACCTAAAGAAGGCTTCTTGGTATCTTAATCGTTTAATAAAGCGTGAAGAAGGTAAGGCAAAGCCTTATGATTCTTCCTTATATAAATCTATTCTCAACGCCAAAGATGAAGACCTCCAACTCAACCAAAGTTCAGATGTGGATGGAGAACGCTGGGCAACTTGTGACTGCTAGCGAAAACGTTGATTCAAACGTTGCTCTCCAGGACAATCAAATGACTTTTATTGAGGAAGAGTTTTATGAACTTCTCCATGCTTATAACAATCTGGATCGTTCAGATGTTATAAAAGAAGCTACTGATTTAATTTGGGTTGTTTACGGGTTGCTACACATTATGGGTGTAGATGTTGATGAAGCTTTTAATAGGCTTTCTGACTCTAATAACACAAAATTGCCATTCACTTTTAAAGATGGCAAGGTACAAAAAGGTAAAAATTATCAGCCTCCCACTCTCTCAGATCTATGAAACTTAAAGAACAAGAGCAAAGTCAAGCACTAGCTGTTACTGGGAGGGTAGATTCATGGCTTAAGAACCCTACTAGACGCTATCCAGTGTCGTGTACGGTCATGGAAGTTTTAGATACTATGGACGAAAATCCAGATGGTATCGAGGGTTCATTCTTATTCGCATCTAAAGCACTTCGTTATGGCGCAGGAGTCTCTCTCCACCTCGACAAACTCAGAGCAAAAGGAACTGAGAACGAGCACGGAATGGTTGCTAGCGGCCCTTGTGGATTCATGGAGATCTACTCCAAGTTCAACGAAATCCTCAGACGAGGGGGTCAGTATAGAAATGGTGCAATTGTCGCTCAACTTTCTTGGGATCATCCTGATATTATCGAGTTTATCAATTATGATCGTGCTCGCATACCGTGGCTTAAGCGTACTGTCAACGTTGATCCAGATGTAATTAATAAGCCCACAGTTTTAAAGGCCATAATGGATGGCGCAAGTAAGGGTGATATATGGATTGTTAAAAAGCAGTATGACAAAAATGGTGATCGTATCTTCCATAATGTTTGCCAAGAGATATTAATTAAATCAAGAGATACCTGTCTTTTGAGTCACGTAAATTTGGGAGTATTAAAAATAGAGGATATTCCAGCAGCTTTTGGTGATGGGATGAGATTTCTTTGCAACCTTTATGAAAGTACTGGTGTTGATGATTCTGGTATTTACACCAGGAAAGATAGACAAGTTGGGTTAGGTGTAATAGGTCTTTCTAACCTTCTAGCTATTGAAGGTGTTACTTATAAGCAATTTGTTAGAGCTTTACGTCAAAGAAATTTAGATGTTATTAAGGAAGAGGATAGACCTACTGATGTTGAACATAGGTGGCAAACTATTGATGAAGCTCAACTAAAAGCTTTTGAAATTGTTGAGTATATATGGGCAGGTTTTATAGAAGCCGCTGCTGTTGCTGAAGAGAATAATATGTCAAGAGCTTTTACTGTTGCTCCTACTGCATCCTGTTCTTACCGTTATAAAGATAGAGAAGGTTATACAACATCGCCTGAAATATCACCGCCAATAAGTAGAGAAGTGGATCGTGATAGTAGTACTCTCGGTGTTCAAAGTTATCAGTTCCATCCGAAGTGTGAAATTGCACAAGACGTTGGTTGGGAAACTTTCTTTGAGTTGAATTGTGAATGGCAGAGACTCATGGATAGCACTGGATTAGCTCACGCTATCTCCATGAATTGGTGGTCAGATATGGTAAAAATGGATAGAGAATTTATGTCTAGATGGCTAAATTCACCGCTAAAAAGTCTATACTATTCTTTACAGGTACAACCAGATACGCAAGATAAAACAGACGTGTATTCCGCCTTAGGCGATACAGATGTTGTTGATGAGTATTTGAGTGAAATCCTGAGTGAAGATACAGCCCCTAATTGCGATTGCGCAGAATGAGAAAACATCCATACCAGCAGCTTCTTGAAAGAAAGAGGACTTGGACACCAGTTAAGGTGACTAAGGGTGAAGTCAGAGAAGGTGCGGAAGAGACACTTAAACGTGCTCTAGCTATAAGGCATCTTGAGTTACCAGTAGGAGAGTATATTAACTCAGCTCTTGATGAGATACCTGAATTAGCTAGAGAGCTTTTAATCTCTAATGTTAAGGACGAAGACAAACACGATATTGCCCTTAACTATATAGCTGCTGCTCACGGTGTAGATGAGAAAGCTGAAGCTGAAGCACATAAACTTCAAGCGGCTTGGAATGCCCATCCTGACCATACAGTTTTAAAGGCAGTTGTAATAGAAAAAGCTATCTTTTTTGTGTTACTACCTTTCTTCAGATTCAACGGAGACACTGGGATGAGGGTTACATCAGCGGATATCAGCCGTGATGAAACTGTTCACGTATCTGGGCATTCGTTGGTATGTAAAGAGAAGGGTTGGATTCCTAGCCCATCCTTAGATAAACTAAGGAAAGCAACAATTAACTGGGTACTACAACCTTTAGGTAATTCTGAAGACCGTTATCTTAACAAGCAGTTCTGGTTAGATCAGAGTGATAATCTGATGTATGCTGGAAAGGCGGAGGGTCTTTCTGATACTCGAAGAGCTAGAATGCCTGCGTTTTTTGAGACAAGCAATCAGGATTTACCAAGCTATGCGTAAGAACAACTGGTGGGATCACCTATTTAATAATCATCATTATGATTTTGCTTATGCTTATGCAGATCCTGTAATTGAGGATAAGAAAGAAGAAGAGGAAGAATTATTCAAACAATTCTTTGAATTTAGGATTGGTAGGTTCTTTAGAAGGATTACTAGACCTATTGATAGAGCTATTAATTACGTTAAGAAGAAAGCAGTTAATACATATAAGGATGTAACTGGTATTACTCAAGCTGAAGCTGATGCTAATAAAGCTAAAGCTCAAGAAGAGCAAAGATTAAAAGAGGAAACAGCTAAGTATAAAGCTTTTCAAGAGAAATCTGCTAAAGATCTAGCTGCTAGTAAGTCTAAGTATGCCTCAGCTAAAGCAGAACAGGAAAGCCAGTTTGCCGCTTCTTCTAAAGCTTTATCCGCTGCTAAATCTAGGCAACAAGAAGCTGAAAGAGTAGGAGCTATAACAGAGCAATATACACAAAGTAAGAAGGCTACAGCTCAAAGAACTTCAGAAGCTGCAGCTTTAAAAGCTCAACAACAGAAAGCCTTAATGGCTAAGAGGACTGGTAAACAGTACAACCCTAGAGTACCTGCTGGTGCTGGTGTAAACATTAAAGGTCCAGGTGGTGTAGGTGGTACAGGTAAGGCAGGATCAGAAACAAAAAGTGCTAAGAGATTGAGAGATAAAGATAAGAGTAAGTTAAATATTGGTTAATAGATGATACCTCCTATTGATAAACAAATTGTCGATTACCTAGAAGAGGTCTATCCAGATAGAGCTCCAGATATTAGTATGGAAGAGAAACTTATTTGGTTTACTGCTGGACAGGTGGCGGTTGTACGTCATTTAAAAGATCAGTTTAAACTACAAGAAGAAACTAAGTACAACTGAGGTTCTTATAAATGATCGCTTGGGCCCCCATACTGATTGGTCTTTCAGCAGGTGCTACTGCATATTCAGGTTATGCCGCAGCTAAAGCTGCTAGAAAGCAAGCTGAAGCTATGCGAGCTTCGACTGCACAAGCTAGAGATAGGGCTAACAAAGAGTTAGCACAAATGCAGGCTGATGCTCAAGCTACTCAGAATAGATTTAATATTCAGATAGCTCAGTCTAGAGCTGACACAGCAGAATCTGCTAGGCAGGCGGATGAAGCCACTAAGCTGTCTCAAGCTAGAATGGATCAAGCGCAAGCTGCCTCTAATTTATCTATACATCAACAACAATTAGCTTCAGCGCAGGCTAGACAGATGCAAGCTGGGGCTAATGTGAAAACTAGGAAAAGGACTAGAAGGGGTACACCTCAATCTATGAGAACTAAATTAAGTATTGATTCAGGACTTGGAGGAGCTGCAGGTTCAGGTGGAGATGCTACTACTGGAGGCGGTTTAAATTATGGCTAAGGGTACAGCCGAATCTAGGTATCAAACCCTTGAATCTGAAAAGACTATCTATTTAGATAGGGCTATTGATTGTGCTAAATACACATTACCTACACTTATTACTGATAATGATCGTAGTAGTGGTAAGAATTTATATACAAAAATATCTACTACCTACCAAGGTTTAGGTGCTCGTGGTGTTAATAACTTAGCAGCAAAACTTTTAATAGCTTTACTACCTCCTAACCAAGCTTTCTTCCGTCTATCTATAGACGATATGAAGCTTCAGCAGGAGATGGAGAATTATAAAGAACTTCAATCAGAATTTGATCAACAGCTTTCTCTAATGGAGAGAGCAGTGATGAGAGATATAGAGGAGTCAGGAGATAGGACTGCTTTATTTGAAGCTCTTAAACATCTCATCATTGGTGGTAACGCTTTACTTTATATATCTGAGAATGGTACTAGAGTTTACCCTCTTAAGTCTTACTGTTTGAGTAGAGATCCAGAAGGTAATGTTTTAGATATAGTTGTTAGAGAAGAAATTAATCCTGAAGTATTACCTGTAGGAGTAGCACCTAAAAATAATGAAGGTAATAACGTTGATAAGACTGTCTTCTTATATACATACGTAGATTATGATTATAAGAAGAGTAGGTGTAAGTGGTATCAGGAAGCTTATGGTAAAAGGATTGGAGTAGAAGGTAACGTTCCTCTTGATAAATGTCCTTGGATACCATTAAGGATGTATAGGGTGGCTCACGAAGCCTACGGAAGAAGTTACTGTGAAGAGCTGTTAGGTGATCTTAAGTCTCTTGAATATCTTTCAAAATCTATAGTTGAAGGAAGCGCAGCGGCTGCACGAATACTTTTCTTATGTAATCCGAATGGTACTACACGACCAGATGCCCTAGCACGTGCCGCAAATGGCAGCATTGTCGCTGGAAATCCTAATGATGTAGCACCAATTCAAATGAATAAGCAGGCAGACTTGTCTGTTGCTTTACAAACCATAGCTCGTATAGAACAAAGACTTAGTTTTAGTTTCCTACTTAACAGTGCTATCCAAGCGGGTACTCAAGGACGGGATCGAGTCACTGCGGAAGAAATCAGAATGGTCGCCAATGAGCTCGAAGCTGGGTTGGGTGGAATTTATTCCATACTCAGTGTGGAGTTGCAGCTACCACTAGTAAATAGGAAAATGGCTCTTATGGAGAGAAGAGGTAGCTTACCTCCTCTACCTAAACAGGGTGGTCAAGAACTTGTTAAGCCTCGTATCACTACAGGTTTAGATGCTTTAGGTCGTGGTAATGATAAAGCTAAACTTATTGAATTTGTTACTACCTTGGCTCAGACAATTGGCCCAGAGGTGATGAGTAAGTTTGTAAATAATAGAGAACTCATACTTAGAATGGCTGCTTCTGATGGCCTAGATATTTATAAATTGATCAAATCTGAAGAGCAATTAATGGAAGAACAACAACAACAAGCTACAATGATGCAAGAACAGCAGCAAATGCAAGATCCACAAAACGATCCTGCTAAACAAGCTGCACTTATCAAAGCTGAAAATGACTCAATCAGGACTTAAGAAACCAATCAAAGCAAAGGTTGTAGAGACTGAACCTTTAAAACCTGAAATTAAGGAGCCAGTTGTTGAGGAGCCTAAGACTGAGATAGATATACTCATAGATAGATTACAAACAGAAAGACCACAAACCTATGAAGAGTATTTAAAGGCTGTTAAAGGTAAGAAAAATGTGGCAATATATCCAGATCTCTCAATAAGAATCGGCTAACTATGGAAATTAACACTACTGGAGGAGCCTTCCCAGAGGAGACTCAACCTTACAATGAACAGGACCAAGCAATTCTTGAGGGTAAAGACCCCCAAGAGGTTGATCAGGAACTCATTGGTGGTAAGTTTAAATCCGCTGATGATCTTCTTGAAGCTTACGAATCTCTTCAAAAGAAGCTTGGGGAACGCTCCCAAGAAACGCCCGAAGATACTAAATATGAGTCAGAAGATCAGGACGTAGAAGCGGGTGACATTATAGGTGGTGTAGAACAAGTACCACTGTCTGAACAAGAAGAGGATGTAATTCTCGAAAGTATAGGAGGAGATGAAGGTTTAGACGCTATGGCTGATTGGGCTTCAAATCATTTAGATCAAGATGAGATTCAAGCTTATAACCAAGAAGTAAATAGCGGTGATTTTACTAGGGCTAGGAACGCTCTTCAATCTATGTTCTTCGCTATGCAGCAGGCACAGGGTCAAGAGCCAGAGTTAATGGGTGGTAAAATATCAGCCAACTCAGGTGATGTTTATAGGTCAGTACAGGAAGTAGAAGCTGCTATGAATGATCCACGCTACCTACACGACACTGCTTATACAAGAGATGTGGAAGAAAAAGTTAGCCGTAGTAATGTTTTAGCACCTTATTAGGCTAATATAAGTTTAGCTTATGTATGAAGTGTTGCCTCTGAGGAGATAACAACAGTGGAATGCTGAGCGTTTTTTACATTTAATCATTCAAATCGATGCCAGATTTTTCGAGCATCTCTAGGTTAGGTGGTATTAATGGCGTTCAATATAACGCTAATAGTGCTGCTGGTAACTACGAAAAAGAGAATGCGAATTTTCTGAAAATCTTTTCTGGAGAAGTCCTAACCGTCTTCAATAGAGAGATCTTC